TGCATTCCACAATAAATCAACTCTCATTCCAAAAATGTCATAATAAATTTCTTGTATTGCAACTCTAGAGCAAGCCTCTCCATTGCTGTCTGCCAGTAACGCAGAAACATCTACTTTTGCTACTGTACTTTCTCCACTACCATCTGATATATTAGTAAGTTTTACTAAAATACTTTTAGCACCTACATTATCATTAATGATTTGTGATGTTACTACATCTGCCATTTTATACCTCCTAAAATTATTTTAGCCTCGCTCCTTGTTATTAAAAGGAGCAAAGCTATATATTCGCAAATCTTCATTAGTAAACTGAGTATTCGATTTCAAGTGTTCCACGAAAAGCAGTTAAAGCTGTATCAGCTGCTGCACCAGCACCTAAGTACAAGTTTTTACTTGCAATAGCTGCGGTAATGTTTGGTGTGAATACGTGAAAAGTACCAGCGGAAGCATCAAGGTCAATATCAACTTCTGTTACTGAATCAGTAGCAGAAATTCTTGGATTAAATGATGCAACACCTGCTCCTACAATTTCAGTTCCTGAAGATACAGCAGTGTTAGTAGCTGTACCTGAAGTTGCAGATAATTGTAAGTTAGCTAATGATTGAGCATCACTTGCCGCTGCAGTTGTAATACCAATCACTACTTTATGAATAAAAAATTTACTTGCTGTTACTAAAGCATCTGGATGGTCTGTGTTTAATGCACCTAGTTCTACTAGAACATCATTGTCACCATAAGTAGTTGCTGCTGCATTTGTTCCAGATAAATCTATTGCAAATGTTTGTATTTTTCTAGTACCCATAGAAATTAATTGTCCAGTTGAATTAACTGAAAAACCAGTTTCTGTAATAGCACCTGATGTGCCGTCTTTGTTAATTACGTTAAATCCACCTTCTGAACGAACTGGACCTGTAAAAGTTGTATTAGCCATTTTAAACCTCCTTGGTTATATAGACCTTGTTACATAGTCTCTATATCGTCTGCTATTGCAGTCTATGTAACTTGTTAATAAATAGAAAAAAAAAGGGGGGTTTGGTTACCCCCCCTTAGTTGTACTTTATGCTCCAGGTGAACCGAAGATACATCTCCAGTCACTGAATCCGAAAGAATATCTTTCAGACGCTTTAAATCGCATATTTCCTGTTTCAAAGTCTGGCTCCATAGAAGTTTTTAAAGCTCTTCTTTGGAACATTTTAAGACCTGTGTTTGTCATATCAGTTAAGATAAAGAACGCATCAGTGTCAGTTAAGTAGTGATTTACTGCATAACCTTCTGGAAGCATTCCCATGCTTCTTAATGCGTTTGTATCGTTATCTGCTGTACCAACTCTTAAATCACTTTTCAGAATTCTCTGAGCTGTGAAAGCTAAGTCTTTTGGTATAATCAATTTACGAGCTTGAACTGCAACTGGGATGTTTCTGTCATCTGTAAAACCGCCAATAGAAATTATTGCACTTTCTAAAGATGATTCAGATAAATCCGCAGCAGTTGTTAGTTCGTTTGATTGGTCACCAGCTGCAAGTGTTGGGTGGTCAGTAGCACAAAGCTCCTTACCATCTCCACCTACAAAGCTAGAGCTAAATGCATTGTTAAGTACGTTAGCAGCTTTCACTTGTTTTGTGTAAGCCATTGAACGTGCTAAAGCAGCAGTATATCTCTTAGAAAGAGTATCATATAGATTATCTTCTACAGCTTCTTCAGTGATTGCAAAAGCAAGTGCAATTGTTTCATGCACGTATCTTGCTGTCCACTGTTCTGCGGCAGAATCAAACTCTATTGAAGAACCCTCTGACTTGGTTGGTGCGGCACCGAACCCAGTAAGTAAAGTCTCTTCTTCAAAAGCTCTATCTGATGTTTCTTCCGTGAATATTTCTGCGTGTTCACGTTCCCAACGCTTGTACTCCAAACCGAATAAGGCGTGGAGACCTGGTTCCAACTCTTTGACGAGTTGACTTCTGTTAATTGCCATCTGTTGTTTCTCCTATTCCTATACGCCTGGGGTACCCTGGTCGTGTCCAGCTAACTCATGTTCAAATACAGTTACCTCTAACACACCGTTTGTACCAAAAGCATTTTGTGGTGTTTCATATAAACCAAGGATTCTCATTCCAGCAGTTCCTGTTCCAGTTGTACCTGAAATTTCAAAGTTGGATTGTCCTGTGCTTGTGCTACCTGCACCAGCAACGTGGTCTGCTAAGTTTCCAATATCTGCAAAGTCAGCAGAACCTGCTGATTGAATTGCATAAACGATATTAGGGTCGTCATAAATTAGAGCAGTGACATCGCCACTACCTAATGTTGTTTGTCCTGTTGGGAAGTATCTTGCGAATACTATTTCTCCAGCTGCGTTAGTAAATTTACAACCTGCGAATACTCCGAGAATTCTCGCTCCAGCTGCTGCAACATCAATATATCCTGTGCCGAGTAATTTAACAAAATCACCAGTAAAAATATTTGAGGATGTTCCAGATGCTATCTTGTATTCATTGGTTCTAATTGTACCACCAGCAAGATGTCTAACAGGTTTTGCTCCGAAAGCAGCGTCTACATTAGCCATTTTTTTTTCTCCTTAAATGATATTAATAATTAGACCCTGCGTTTGATTCCTTATTCTGAGTCTTTCTTTTTACCAAAAGATACAGAACTTTTACGCCTTTGTGTAACAGGCATGGATGGATGTTGTTCTTTTAAAATATCAGCGTCAACAGCAGCAGTTTGCGTTGTAGTTTTACTTGCATAATACTCTTGCTTTGCTTCTGCCATTTCAACAGGTATTTTAGCGAGAACTAAATCTCCAGTTCCTATTACCCCAGCGTACTTTCCAGATTCATGTACAGGGACATCGTAGTCAGGGTGTTCCTCTTTTCTTACGAATTCATATCCTTCACGTCTACGCTTAGATATGTTTCGAGCATCATCCTCCCCACCCATACTCACACGGAGCCAACGATATTTGATGCCGTCATCATTTGGCTTTGGAGCATCCAGATAAGAGGGAGGTGTATAGGTTACTTTTCGTTTCTGATGTGCTCTAGATACTTGCACTTCAGACGTTTTTATATTTTTATTGGTCATTTGTATTCCTTACAAACTTCGCATATTCTTGAGTTGGCACACCTAATTTTCTAGCCATTGCGATTTGACTATTTGATAACTTTACCTTTTTATTAGATGCGGATGGTGCACGAGATACACTCGCTACGACTTGTTTGGGTTTGGTACCTGTTTCAGATAAATCTGAAAATGATTCTCCTAACCTCAAGTCTAATTCTGAATAGTATTCCTCAGATGATGGATTAAAACCCTCCATCTTCAGTTGTGCATCGATTGCATAAGCTGCACCAGTTCTAGCTGCATCTTCACCAAACCAATTATTCTTTTGTGCCCATTGTAAGGCTCTTGGGTCTGGTTGTTGAGTTGGCTGCTGTGGTGCTTGTTGTTGCATAGGTTGTTGAATTTGTGCCTTTGGCTCTTCTTCAACTTTACCTTTAAACATATGCTTCTGGTTTTCTAATAAGTTAACCTTTACTTTTGCATCTGCAATACTTTCAGCTACTTCTAACATCTTATCTGAATCGCCTGCTTCATAAGCCATCTTGTAGTTTGTTCTAGCTGAGACTAATGAATTATTGGCGGCTTCCATCTGAGAGTCATAGTAATCTTTTTGTAAGGATGAGTAATCCTTGTTAAGAGCTGTCTTAGATTGTAACTCTTGACTTAACTGTTGCACTTGACCATAGAGTTTATTTCTATCTTCGGTTGCAGCAGCTCTCTCTCTTACAAGCTCATCTATTCGTCTTTGAAGTCTAGATTTCTTTTTTGGACTTGCCTCTTCAGGTTCGTCTGTTTCTTCAGTTGCCTGAACTTCTTTAACTTCTTCTTGTGGTTCTTCCGTTTGCTGAGTTTCCTCAACATTTTCTTGTGTTGTTTCGACTTCTTCAGTTTGCTCTAAATTTTCTAATGCTTCATCTGCATTAAAATTTTTTAGTGTTTCCTGACCGTCTTTTTCAACAACTTCCATTGGCTTTTTTTTTT